ATACTTAAACGATGCGTCAACTCGTGGAGCAATCCAAGGAGCTGTAGCTAGTGTTGAAGGTGTTTTAGTTCCTGCTGGAACTTCTACTGTTTATGATCAAATCTTAGGAACTAATATCAGACGTCCATTCTTGCACGTTAGATATAGAGCTTCTCAAGCTGATGATAGAAGAATGAAGTCTTGGTTAACTGGTTCTGCTGGTGGAGCAATGTCTTCTGACTTAGAAGCAATGGAAGTAAACTTCTTATCTGAGCGTGCTTTATGTACACTTGGTGCGAATAACTTCTTCTTGTTCGAAGCTTAGTAAAAATATAGAGAGGGGCCTAAAAATCCCTCTCTTATTTATTTTTTTTAATTTTAAAATTTAAATCAAATGTCAAATCCAAAAGAAATTAAGGACAAAATGTATGTCCTTAAAAGAACAACATTCCCCATCTCTTTCATGTTAGCATCAAAGAATACACATCGTAGACCGTTGTTGTATTTTGATACAAATACTAATATGAATAGAGCATTGCGTTACGCTGTAAATCAAAAGTCACCTTTTGAAGATGAGCAAGATGGACACGCAATTTTAGAACCAATCGTTTTTGATGATGGCTTATTAACTGTACCTAGGTTTAATCAGGTGCTACAAATGTTTTTAGCTTATCATCCTGACAATGGAAAAATATTTGAAGAGGTAGACACTAAAAGAGATGCTGTTGCTCAAATTGACAACATGAACTACCAATTAGATGCACAGTTGGCCGCAAGAGAATTAGATATCTCTACAGCTGAGGCAGTAGGCCGCGTATTGTTGGGAGCTCGTGTAGATAAATTATCAAGCGATGAACTACGTCGTGACTTAATGATTTCTGCAAGAAACAATCCACGTAATTTCTTGGATATGATGAACGATCCTCAGTTGCGTTTGAATAACATTGCATCAAAAGCAATCTCAGACGGGTATTTCTCATTGAGAAACAATCGTCGGGACATCTACTTTAACTTGCCTGATAACAAGAAAAAACTAATGGGTGTGCCATTTAATGAGGACCCTACCAGGGTACTTTCTTCTTGGTTGCAATCAGATGATGGGATTGAAATATTCCAGATGCTAGAAAAGAAGTATCAATAAATTAAGAAGGGCACTAGTTGCCCTTTTTTTATTATCTTTGTCATGTAGTTACCATCTCACATTACGTAACTTAAAAATATAAATGGTCTTATTGATGAACTCGAGGTGAGATGCGACGGATTCAGTAAGACCTATTTTATTATGGAAATATGGATACCTGTTTATGACAATTCCGAAAATTATGAAGTTAGTAATTATGGGCAAATTAAAAAAATATTTAAAAAAAGTAAAAGATTGTTAATACCTAGAAAATCAAAAGATGGTTATCTTTTTCTTGAGTTAAGAAAAGATAAAAAAAAATATACTAAAAAAGTACATAGGATTGTAGCTGAAAGTTTTTTAGGAAAATTTGATTCTATGTGTGTTAATCATATAGATGGTGATAAATTAAATAATTCCATAAACAATTTGGAATGGATTTCTACAAGAGAAAATTGCATACATAGAAGTTTAATGAAATATAAATCTAGCAAATATTCAAATATTACATGGGATAAAGATAGGCGTAAATGGAGAGCCCAGGTTTATATAGAAAAGAAACAAATATATATAGGTATCTTTGATGACGAAGAAATAGCATACAAAAAATTATGCTTATTTTTGCATAATAAAGGAATACAAAATAAGTATTTATAATGGTAAATTCCGTAAGACAAACCGTACTGTCTATTCTTAATAAGAATAATAATGGATTCATCACTCCTGATGAATTTAACATGTTTGCAAAGCAAGCGCAGTTAGAAATATTTAATGAATACTTTTATGGATTTAAGAATTCAAAACTTAAAGATATTAAAGGTATGGAGACTGGAGGTTATTCTGATATTACAAAACAGATTGACCAAACAATTGATTACTTTTCTAAAAACGTAGATGTTGTTTATGATGCTTTAGCTGGAACTTTTACTATGCCTCCAGATTGGTTTTTATTAAACGTTTTATATTATAAAGGTAGAGAAGTTACGCACGTAAATCAAGAAAAATTATATTACTTGCTTAATTCTAACTTAACTGCACCTACAGAATTATACCCAACTTATGTAATGCAGGGTAATTCTTTTACAGTATACCCGACAAGTATTATTAGTGATGTTGAAACTTATTATGTACGGTATCCATATGATCCTAAGTGGACATATACACTTGTAAACGGAAGTCCATTATTTAATCAATCAGCAAATGACTATCAAGATTTTGAATTAGCAGTTCAAGATTTCCCTGCACTTGTAATTAAAATTTGTCAATATGCAGGCATAAGTATTCGTGAGCAAGAAGTTGTTCAGGCTGCTAAACAAGAAGAAGTTTATACTGACCAAATGGAACAATAATGAATCAGGAAAAATATTATACCAATGATGGGTTAGCGCCTACCGATGCCAATTGGGGCTCATATCAATTCACTACATTAGCAGATGTGGTGAATAACTTTATCTTGATGTATACTGATGACGGAGATTTGTTAAATAACATCAACCGTTATAAGATTATATTCCATGCAAAACGTGCGATTCAAGAATTAAACTATGACGCCAATCGTCAGGTAAATGCGTTACAATTAGAAGTGGGTGATAATCTTAAATTTATTCTTCCTCCGGACTATGTGAATTACGTTCGTATTTCTATGTTCTGGGGTGGAGTACTTTATCCATTAACTGAAAGTTTACAGGCCAATTCAGCAACTGAGTTTTTGCAGGATCAATACTATAACGTATTATTTGACGAGGATGGTAATGCTTTGATTGGAACATCTAAGTTAGACTTGTCTCGTATTGATGGAGTGAATCAAATATTATGTCCATTTAATAATCAATATGGTTGGTATGTAGATGGATTGTGGTACTTTAATTATAACTATGGTGGCGTATTTGGATTGATAACTGAAGCAGCTAATACAAACCCAACCTTTACAATTAATAAGATTGAGGGTGTTATTAACTTTAGTTCAGGAATGGCTAGGCGGTCTGTGGTTGTTGAGTATATCTCTGATGGACTTTATAATACAGATGATAGTAAAATTACTGTTCCTAAATTAGCTGAAGAGTTTATTTATTCTTACATTAAATGGGCTATATTAAATACTAAGGTTAATCAGCCTGAGTATATTATTAATAGAGCCCGTAAGGAGAAAGTTTCCAATTGGAGAAACGCTAAAATTAGATTAAGTAATTTACACCCAGGACGTTTGTTAATGAACATGCGTGGTCAATCTAAGTGGATTAAATGATAGAGTTACAAAGAAATTTCTTGCAAGGGGTCATGAACAAAGACCTCGATCCTCACTTCCTACCCGATGGACAATATCGGGATGCGTTGAATATTATTGTTGGGGATTCAGATGACACCTTTGGAGATGGCTCGCATAATGGCGTTGCTCAGAATTATCTAGGCAACACATTGATGAATAGTAGTTTAGGCTTAACCAATGCTCAGTGTATTGGCGCTTTATCGTATTCAACCAATAGTGTTATTTATTGGCTAATTGCTTCTGATACTGCTGACTTAATTGTTGAGTACAATGAGTTGCTTGACCTTACGACAGTTGTTATTAAGGCAACAAAAGTATCTCCAACTACACCTTCTTTATTAAACTTCAGCAAGGAGTTTGTTGTAACGGGCATTAATTATATTAATGGTCTTTTGTTTTGGACCGATAATTATAATCCTCCAAGAAGAATTAATATTGAGCGGGCTAAGAATTATGCCATTAACGGATTTACGGAGGCTGACATTAATGTAATTGTAAAACCTCCATTAAGTGCTCCTTCAGTAGAACTTGCTTTGACAGGTGAAGCAAATAACTTAGAAAACAAGTTTGTTTACTTTGCCTACAGGTATAAGTATATTGACAACGAGTATAGTTCATTGTCTCCATTTAGCCCGGTTGCGTTTTTCCCAAAACCATTTGAATATGATTATGGTATTTCTGAAAACGTATCAATGGTTAATGTTTACAATACTGCTACCGTTAGATTTAATACAGGAGACGCAACAGTTAAAGAGGTTCAATTAATATACAGGGATACGGCTAGTTTAAATACTTACGTAATTGATAATATAAATAAAAGTGCTAACGGGTATTCTAATAATGTTGATGAGACTTTTGAGTTTAAAAACAACAAGGTTTACACTTTGTTACCTCAAGACCAGGTTACAAGACTTTTTGACAATGTGCCACTTAAAGCGAAAGCGCAAGAATTAATTGGCAGTCGTTTAGTCTACGGTAACTATACACAATTTTTTGATTTAGTGGATTGCGATGGAGATGTGATTGCGCCTGCATTTGAATTAACGCATGACTCAATAAGTGTTACAAGCACACCGTTACCTACATTTAAGTCTAACCGGGATTACGAGGTTGGTATTGAATACTTGGACGATTACGGAAGAGCATCTACGGTAGTTATTCCAATATTAAATACTAACACAGAATATATTCCCGCAGACAAAGCGACAAAGGCAAACAATCTTCGTGTTACAATTGATAAGGATTTCAGACCTCCTTGCTTTGCTACTTACTATCGTTTTGTAATCAAACAAGATAGGCAAGAATATTATAACCTATTCCCATTGACCTATTTTTCTGATGGAGAATTTAAATGGTTTTTAATTAATCAGGCAGATGTTGACAAAATATCTATAGGGTCTTATTTGTTTTTGAAAACAAATGATGTAAATACAAATATCCAATATAAGGTTTTAGATATTGTTTCAAAAAGTGCTAATTTTTTAAATGATAGTAAAGAACAACCTGCTGGTGTATATTTTAAAACAAAAATTGATACCAATTTATTGCCTTTTATTTATTATTATAATTTTACTAATATAAGTTCTCAATCTCCATATATCCCAATTGTAAATAGATTTACAGTTGCCGAAAAAGCGATATTTTATGGTGAAGGAGCAAATAATATGATTACTTCTAATAGTAATGCATATTCAGGTGTTAATGATATACGATTTAAAGTACAAATATCTGATACAAATAAATTTAAATATTATGCTTTTGTAGATGGTGTGCCATATGCTTATGTTAATGAGGTAACTATTACACCGGGAAGTAATCAAACATTATCTTATACATATAATAGTATTACTTATTCATGTGTTATACAATTTTCTTCTATTTCAGGATTACAATTAAAGGATTATTGGGTAGTTAATTGTAGAAGTAATGGAGTTGGAACAGTGGGTCTTAATATTTTTGGAGGAAGAACTCAATACACAAGTCAAGATTGCCCATATGGTTTTGTAACCGGAACAGATTGGAATTTGAATGGAGCTTATGTCGGAGACAGAGAAATAAAAGCAGGGGCTGTTCTTACAATAAAAATGAAAGAGCCTAATAATGGGAACACAACATTAACTCAGACATTTTTAGCAAGCAAGGATTATGTAAATATTGAAGAATGGTTTATTGAAGGCAATATTTATTTAAATTGGAAACAATATCAAGGAGCCGTTTCTATTGGGGCAAAAAATGTTTGCTTTAGAAGGATTAATGCATTTTCCCCTGGCCTTGTATCTACTCAATATAATGCCAATCAAGGAGGAAGTATTAGTTCCGGCACTTTAAATGCTCCTGTATTTATGTGGATATATGGATATACCACAGGTAGTAATCCAACTATGGAAGTAACTTTTGATTTTCAAGAATCACAATTACCTACATTTTTTGAGACCGTTCCAACAGACACCAACCAAGATATATACTATGAGTTATCACAAACTTTTGCTATTGAAAACGGCAATCACACTGGAAATTATCAAGATCAAATTATTGGAGTTGATCCGGCAATAATTGATTTAAATAAGGTTTACAACCTTTATGATAACCGTGATTTCAATGCATTTAGTTTTGGTAACGGGGTAGAGAGTTTTAGAATTAGAGACGATTGGAACGCTGCAACTATGCAGTTTAGCCCGCGTGCTAATTCAACCATAGAAGGATATGAGCAACAAACTCTTGTTCAAGCTCTTACCTATAGTGGGGTTTACACACAGACAACAGCAATCAATAGACTCAACGAGTTTAACTTGTCTCTTGGAAACTTTAAATATTTAGATCGTTTCTTCGGGTCAATTCAAAAGTTACACTCTAGAGACACCGATATTGTTGTGTTTCAAGAGAATAAAGTATCTAAGGTGCTTTATGGTAAGAACTTAATTAGCGACTCGATAGGAGGGGGCACAATTGCCTCAATACCTGAGGTCCTAGGAACACAGATAGCTTACATCGGAGAATACGGCATAAGTCTTAACCCTGAGAGTTTTGCTATTTGGGGTAACGACATGTTCTTCACTGATGCAAGAAGAGGTGCTGTCCTTCGTTTAGGAGACAATGGAATGTTTGAAATTTCATCTCAAGGCATGAAGAACTGGTTTAAGGCAAATCTAGACCCAAGTACAATTAAACTTGGTATGATGGACCCTTACTTTGAGCATTATGTTTTAGCTAACAATGACAATAAAGTTCAGTCTTGTATATTTGAAGTTAGCGATACAACAATTACTTTTACAGAAGGATCCGGAAGCCAATCAATTGTTATTACATCTAATAACGAATGGTATATTACAGTTCCTGAAAATAATTGGTTAACAGTTTCACCTAAATTTGGTAATAATAAACAAACAATCACTTTAACAGCAACAGCAAACATGGGTTCTTTAAGAAGTTTGATATTAAGTATTTTTGGATGTTCGGGCGCTAAAACTGTAACTGTTTCTCAGGCTGCTCATACTACTACCACTACAACAACTACTACAACAACCACTACTACTACAACGACAACGACAACAACCGCCCCTCCTGTACTTTGTTTTACATATAATGCCCAAAATAATAATTTAATAGAGGCAACAGTATTTTGGACAAATTGTAATGGGACTCCGGGTAGTGAGGTAGTAGCTCCTAGTGCATTTAGTTCAAATTTCTGTGCTCAAGAAGGGACCGTAACCGGATTTAATTTTACAATTAACTTAATAGAACCTTGTAGTACAACCACTACGACAACTACGACTACTACAACAACGACAGAACCTCCAATAACATATGAATATTATTTAGCTAATCAATATTTATGTGGAGATTGTGTAACTCCTGTAGGAACGGGGGTACTTGTAAAATTCTTAACAGGCACTACAGTTATTCCTGCTAGATTTTATAAAGAAGTAGATGTTAGTAATTATGTTTATGAAATTACTGACACAGGTCAAGCTCCTGGAATAGCATTTACATTAATAACTCCTTCGTATTTAACTTGTGAAGCAGCATGTGCAGATGTCACTACAACAACCACAACAACTACAACAACAATTCCAACCGTTTGGTACGAATTAACAAATTGTACAACATCTGCAACCGTATATTCAATTGGTTATTTAGCAGGTAGTTTTGCATTAGATGATAGAGTTACTATAGGATCTGGAACATTTATTATATCTGCTGTTATAACTTCAGACCCTGGTGGATCTCAGTTTGAATTAGTAGCAACGGGTCAAACAGGATGCCCAACAACAACTACTACAACTACTACTACTACATCCCCGCCTGTTACATGTACATTGTATCAAAACAATGAGACATATGATGTGACTAATGTAAATTATACAACATGTGCAGGAGATGTAATTGTAGGTGCTACTTTATATGGTACTGATACAGGTGGTGGAACAGGACAAACAATATGTGCTCAGGACGGAACATTAGGAGGAGACGGAGCAGCATATTTAACAAACGTTGGAAGTTGTACTTAATTAAATAAAATGAATATTAGATACGTTTGTGCTCAACCTGCTAATGATTATTATCTTTGGCAAGTTGAGACTGTTATTAATAACTTCATGAAAAATGGGGTTAATCCAAATCATATTGACATATTATTAGCAATAGATAATAATGTCATACCTCCTAAGTGGGCTAAAATGAGGAACCACTACAATTATGTTAGGTTTTTCTTTTATAATGACACTAGGCAGGATAAGGAATACATTCCAGCTATTTATTTTAATTTAATGAAACATCATTTAGTTCATCATCCCGAACTAAGTAATGAAGTTTTATTTTTACACGATAGCGATATTGTTTTTACTAAACCGGTAGACTTTAGGGCCATGACTATTGATAATATATGGTATTTAAGTGATACAAATAGCTATATAAATCATTCATACATACAGCAAAAAGGGGATCATATCTACACTAAAATGTGTGATATTATTGGAATTGATAAACTTATTCCTAAATTGATGAACTCTAATTCAGGAGGAGCTCAGTACATTGTTAAGAATACAAATTTTGGTTTTTGGGATAAAGTTGAGAAGGATAGTATAAAACTTTATCAATATTTCTGTGACGTTGAACATCTTTATATTAAGAAGCATGAGCATGATTATCCTATTCAAAAATGGACTGCGGGTATGTGGTCATTACTTTGGAATGCTTGGCTTTTTGGCCATGAAACAAAAGTTGATAATAGACTAGACTTTGGGTGGAGTACAAATCATATTAGTGATGTGGAAAAATATTCTATACTTCATAACTCAGGAGT